ACCAGAGGTAACGACATAATGAATGAACCAACAACGGTTGAAGAACCGGCCGTGGAGCTTTTCGAGTATAAACACCCGAAAACACACAAAACAATAACACTGCCAAAGATTCTTAAAACGGAACGCGGCGACGTGGATTTTCAAGGCCTTTTAGAGGCCACTATCGAGAAGTCGAAAATGGACGCTAAAACCAAAATGCAAGAAAGATATGCGGAGATCGAAGCGAAAGCGAGTGAATACGACGTTCTTAAAGAGCGTCTAAACGAGCTTGAAACTACTGGTCTCACAGCGCAACAGAAAGCGAGCAAGGAAGCGGAGCGCGTAGCCGCCGACCTGAAGCGGGCGAAAGACGAGGCCGAAAGGTATCGCAACAGCCTTTTTTCAGAGCGGGTGAGCAATGCGCTTTATTCAGAGTTCGGCAAGGTTAAAGGTATCGTTGACATTAACAAGGCAGCGACACTTTTTAAGGCCGAATGTAACCCGCGATTAGTCGAAAAAAATGGGGAGTACTTCACCATGGCCGACTATGATGGGCAAGAGCTTTTGCTTTCAGAGGCGCACGCAAAATGGATTGCACGCGACGACAACAAGTTCCTGCTGCAAAATACACTTTCACCCGGTGGCGGCTCCACAGGTGGAAATTCCAGCATGGGAGCAAAGCAAAAATCACGAGCCGACTTTGACGCATTAGGACCGACTGAACGCATGGCGTTTATCACGGACGGCGGCAAGGTTGTATAAGGACAAAAAATGGCAAGTGCAAACACACTGACGGGATTGATTAACAACGCCTACACCGCGTGGCAGATCGTATCTCGTGAGTTGACAGGATTTATTCCTGCTTCAACAATGGACGCTTCGGCAGAACAGGCGGCGGTAGGTCAAACTATCCGCACACCTATCGCGCCCACCGCGTCGACGGTAAGCATCACGGCAGGGGCATACGCTCCCGACTCTGGTGGCCAGACAATGACTTACACTGATGCGACAATCAGTAAGTCAAAGATGGTGCCTATTATGTGGACAGGCGAAGAACAGCGAAGCATCGGCGGCGTTTATGGTACAATCCAGACGCAGCGTTTTGCTCAGGCTTTCCGCGCACTGACAAATGAGATCGAGGCAGACGGTTGGGCTGCGGCGTATCAAAGCGCATCACGTGCGTATGGTACGGCAGGCACTACGCCTTTCGGCTCGTCTCTTGTGGACGCTTCAGAAATGGCGCGAATTCTCGACGATAACGGGGCGCCGATTTCAGACCGTGCAATGGTTATCAATACCGCTGCGGCTGCAAAAATGCGCGTTCTCGCTAACCTTGGGGTAGTATCCTACGCGGGTTCAGATCAGACCCTGCGCAATGGTACTCTGTTGCCGGTGCATGGGTTTAACATGTTCACCTCTGGCCAGATCACTACTCACACGGCGGGCGCTGGTACCGGTTACGACATCAACAACGGTTCAGGCGAGGTAACGGGTCAAACCACACTTACGCTCGACGGCGGTACGGTTAACGTAACAGGCATAAAAGCCGGCGACGTTGTGACCTTTGCGACCGATACAAACAACAAGTATATGGTCAATACAGGTCTCACTGCGGCCACTGGCGATATCGTCATCGGTAATCCAGGTGTACGCATGACCATTGCTGATACGACTGAGATGACAATCGGCGGCACGTATACCCCGAACGTCGCGTTTCAGCGCAACGCGTTAAAGCTCATTGCACGGGCGCCTCTCGCGCCAATCGAAGGCGACAACGCCGACGACCGGATGTATATGACCGACCCCGCAACCGGCCTGACTTTCGAGATTACTTTGTGGAAACAATACCGCCAAGTTCATATCGAAGTCGCGCTCGCATGGGGCTGGAAAGCCGTACAATCTGAGCACATCGCTGTGCTTATCGGGTAACGTATGGCAGAGCTAAGCTCAGCAGAGCTTTCAGCGATTGAGGCGGTAAGCGTACCAGCGCAAGCCGCCGGGCTCGCTACGAAGGTTCGCGCAATACAGAACCCAACGATCACCACTTACGCGAGTGATGGCGCTATATCGTTTGCTAACCCTTACAATATAGCCAAACTGACAAAAGGCAGCGCTGGAGCTTATACTCTCGCGGCGCCTACGGCAGCGCAGGAAGGGTACAGGCTTTTAGTCCTGTGTCAATCTGCGTATGCTCACGTAATTACTGCGACTAACCTTCTGGACGATGGCGTCACAGGCGGGGCAAAGGACACAGCGACCTTCGGGGCGTTTGTTGGTTCTTCGCTCGACCTGATCGCGATCAACCTTAAGTGGCATGTCATTGGTAAGAACGTGGTGACTATCGCGGCGGTGTAATGGAAGAAACCTACTGCACAGTCTCAGAGATCACCACTTACGCAACCGCTAACGGCGAGCGTAGTTGGTTTTCTTTGGCCAGTATCGACCTTACCGGGGCTGTAAACCTCGCGGCAGGTTATGCGGCTGGCAGTAGGTCAATGGCCGTTGACGGGTTCACGGATTCTGTGAACCCTATTTCACAGGGCGACAAATTCACAATCGGGACGGATTCGACGAACACCGTGTATACGGTTATCGGGTCACAGTTTTCAAGCGGTACGGTTGAGCTTACATTCTACCCCGGCTTGGCAGAATCAGTGGCAGACAATGACGCCATTACTTTTACAACTTCAAGGGCGACCGACGAGCAGACACGATGCGCGGTCAAAGCCACAAAAGACATCGTTCGGTATCATCAACAAATCAACCCAGACAGCACCCTTTGGCTGTCAACTAACGCCGACCTGAACAAGGCGGCAATCTTACAGGCGATTCACCTTTCTAAGGTGCTCGATATGCGAGACAGGTCAAACGTCGTGAAGGAAATCACACAGACGCAATTTGACGACGGCGATATTGTCATTCAAAACCCGGCAGGGCCGACGCTTGACGCAGATGCTAAGTTCTATGTCGACAAGTGTATCCGCGAAAATTGGCAAGTGATCGAGGCCAATGAGTCTCTTTATCCTAACAGGAGCATCCCGTATTATGGCCGGTAAGAAATCAGACTTTGCAATCCGGCAAGAAAAAGACGCCATGCTTCGCGCGGTGAGCGAGATTTCACGTCGTTATAAGATTATCGACGATGCAGAATGGAACCTTACGGCGGCGCCGCAAGAAGTGCGAGCGATGCTTAAAAAGTATTCAGAGGCATTGAAAAAGCCGGTCGTTAAAATGTTCGCCGGCGAAACCATGGAGCAAATAGCCATTCAGGCGCATGAGGCTTTTATGCGGAGCCTCCAAGAGTACTTAGAGCGCGGTCAGGTCTTCATGTCTCGCGAGATTTCAGCCCGATTGATTGAATCTTTGCGCGGTCAGATCGTGCGGAATATCGAGGGTTTTATGACCGATCTCGAAGCGGGGTTGTATCAAAGGGCGCTCGAATTAAAGCGCATGGCCTCAGAGGGCGCGACTCAGGCCCTCGCGGCGAATATCGGAATTACTCAGCTTAAAATTGAGTCGATCACTAAGCGAACCACAGGCGCGGAGGACTTACAAAAAGCATGGTCAGAACTGCAAGACAAGTATGGCTCACGCGAAACGGTAAAATACCGCGATGGCAAAAACTACCCACTGAATACATACTTGGACGGGCGGGCAAATACTACCGCAACCGACATCCACCTCGCAACCACAGAAATGGACGCGGCGCAAGGCGGAATTTATACAGGCATCATATCGAAACACGGGGCGGCTGACTCTTGACCGTGTTGGGAGAGCAAAGTTATTGCCTTTTCAGACGAGGCGCGAAACATCCTTGCGAAGCAATACCCCGAAGCTTTACAGCTAAAGACATTGGCCGAGGTGAGGGCGGATAAAGGCAGCCATATTTTTAAGTTCAACTGCCGCCACGTTGTGACACCATACCCGATACAGTTTTTTGCTAAAAAAGATGCACAAGCGTTTATCGACGATTCGATAGAGGTGGCCGCATGAGATGGTATCGCGCGACATATAACCAGACATCGGGCAAGTACATCAAGGCGGCGCCGATTAGTGTAATTACCGAGAGGGTTGGCCAAATGGTTGGTCCGGGTAAGCAGGGGGCATCGCTCACATACAACGGCATGTTCACAACTACCGAAAGTATCCGTGATGGCGCGTATGTAATCGGCGAAGATGGCCAAATTCAGCAGATTTTCACCGTTGAAAATATCGGCGGTAGAATGACTAAGATTAATAAATACAGAATCACATCCCAAGGATTCATAAAGGGCGCCAATGGATAAGGACAGAATCCTGAACAAACTAAAGGCGATTCAAGCAAAGGCGCTGACGGCGGCGGCATGGGTTTTAGTCGCTGAGATTGAACCTTTTATCCCTATCAATGTCGGCGTCGGGCCTGACAGCATTAAAGGTTCAAGGCGAGTTACGGCTGGCCCTGATGGTGTAGAAATTGGATATGGGGGCTCAGGCAAATCTCAAAACTATGCCGCCTATCAATACTTTGTGGCTAAGCAGCATAACTTTAAGAATGGCGCGATGGCGCGACTTCTTGATTTATTGCATGGCGACGCACGAGAAAGGGCTTCAGGATTAGTCGACGAGAAAAGATACCCTATTGCATATGCGCAGGCAGATAGCGAGGGTACTTTGACAAAATTTCCTAATGGTGCCCGATGGTTTGATATTGTCCTTAATGACAAAGAAGTGCAGCACAGGGCATGGGTTACATACGCCAACGCATTGAGGGCAGCATGAGCGCGGAGACATATACCACTATTCTAGACGATATCGCCACGGCGTTTAATGCGGCACAACCGACGCTTTTAGTTGAAGTCTCTTACGGGCAGGGTCTGGGGGCGAACGAGCAGCAAGACAAGGTGTCACAGCAGGGCTTTCGCAATGTGCTGATAAAGGTCGATGATACCCCAGAGACAGACATTCACCGCGCGACATACGGCGAGGTAAAAGAAGGCCG